ACATTGCTCGGATCTGGTGTGATATGTGGATCATCTACAACGGTTGTAGTCGTTTCTTCGGCCATGAGTGTTCTCCTTTAAATGATTCTAAATTGTATTTAAACCTCTTTTGAGGCGGTGTCTTCTTAACAGACCGTATCGCAATGATCGGGTAATAAGTCTTGTGGATCGAGCATCGGTCGTACTTTCCGAAGGCGGATCACCCACGGCGTAACCTTGCGTAACAAAATACTCGATACCGCCTGGCGACAGACCGATACCCTCGGTCAGTAAATGTTTAACATTAGCCATTATGTTGCTCTAGTAATACTCGTCGGGTCATTGGCATCATCGAGTGTAAAGGTCATGGCGGTTGTAGAACCATCCAACTTATTACACGTTACGGTTGTGCCGGAGATATTCTTCTCCTGCAAAAAGGCGAGAATCTGGAACAATGCCTGCGAGGTTGTCGGTGCTGTGCCATCTGATGCGTATGCCTCTGTCAATTGCTGGGTCGTAATCGCGGTCAATCCCGCTCCCGCAGCGCCAATTTCAGCAGTATCGACCAACGTGGCCGCAGTATCGATCTTCATCGCAATGACATCAGCGGCAATATCTGCTCCGGTAGCATTGGTAATAACGGCAGCTTGGATTGCATCGAGTTCACCTTGCAAGGTCGTACTGGTGTCTACTTCAATTGCAGCAATGCTTGTAATCGCAGCGTCAACATCCTGACCTCCCGCATCAGAGATTGGCAAACCACCCGCAGCATCCGCCACAGCATTAGGTAAAGCTGTCAGGCCAGATCGGACAATATCATCACGATTTACCGCGTGCTGAGCAGAGGCGTTGCCGTAAGTGTCAATGATAATAGACTGATCTTCCACGGCTTTGGTCGAAGAGTCAGAAATGGTCACGACAATTTCAGCAGCTTGGAGTTCGGCATCGGCAAAGACAAACTTCCAGAGCGCAGTATTCCCCATAGTCAAAGCGACAGGTAACGTACCGATATTCGCAGCCGTCCCACCATCCTTGGTGATCTTCACGTCGCCCGTTGCAGGTGTCCAGTCACCACTGACAGCAAAGTTAACTTCACCGGCTTTGATAATCGGAATCCAGATGTCAGCACCTGTTCCAGTTCCATATTTTCGTTCAAACGCGGCCATTATGCGGCTCCTCTAAGTACGCCTCTATGGACGCCTCTGTGTGTTGATTCAATGTTTACTATTGAACTCCCTGCGGACTCCGTGTAGGTAATCTTAATCTGCATTACATCGATGTATGTAGTTCCGGCCATACCACCAGACGTAACAGACATCATGAACCCAAATGCCCCAGAATTGCATATCGTGCTAGTTAGCGTCTCTGCCCAAAGATCAGAAGCTCCACCTCTTGTAATGCTTGATTCTGACGAGGTTGTCACGCCTCCACCACCATCATGCGCGGTACTTGAACCTACAGAACCATCGGGAGACAATCTCCAGTATTCGTGATTAGCTGAGGCTCCCATAATCCCCCCTCCAAAATGAATCTGGATGAGAGTCTCTATGCCATTGATGGTCGCACCGGTGGGTACAGACGCACCAAACGTGTCGCCATATAATGCTTGACTTGTATTAGGAACAGCGGACGTAGCGTATGAGCCATCGTCAGCTTCTGCGTTGGTAGGGTTACTCCACGCAACCTCACTGCCATCACCGAACACACCGGTAGTGTCGTTAGTTACATTTCCTGCTGTTAACCAACCAGTATCAGCCATCGGTTACCATCACTTTCAATACTAGCATATCCCTCGATGCGGCAGTTATTATGCCGTCTTGAGTTCCAGCGAATTTCGTTTCAGTGGCCATCAGCGATTACTCCGAATTGAGCCAGTTATCCGGCACCATTAGTTTCTGGCTATTGAGCCGGTGGATCGGTTGCAGATGTTGTCCGTAAAACTCATCAATCGATTCAACTCCAAACAGGGCCAGAAGACGTTTTTGAATATCCTTCGCGTCATACTTGAACAACCGTGACAAATCGTGATCATCTAAAACAACGTCGCCGCCGATCTTTTCGAGGTGTTCATCATAAAGGATAGGTATATACCACATAGCAGGCAAGCGTAATGGGTACATCTGTTGCGTCTGCTTGTCTGCCAGCTTCTCATGAAACAAGTCCTCGCCGCGCACATGCCAGTAAGAACCCACCATATTAAAGTACAGCATCTTGATGGCCCGGCCCTCTGGATCGAAGTCAGCGGTAGGCCAGTATTTAATCACCGAATCCTGCCAGAACCGTGTATTATACAGCACCTGTAGAGCGTGTAGGTTGCCATGGCAGTCGAAATCCGCCATGTGATCGATCTCATAATCCTTGATTCCCATCCAATCAAGTGCCTTTATGAACGACTTCTCGTACTTATCTTCGCTACGAGCATCAAACAGAACCCTCAATTTTGGCTCGAATATCCAATGGCGATCAGGCAGGAAACCTACAGCACGGTTCAAGAGATGTATACAGTGCAAAATGTACCAGAAATGCCCGATATGCGGGTGATTATGGTGAGCATTGGGGCAGAGAACGATGCTGAAAGGAAATTTGTTAATACATAAACTCCTTATAATCATCGGCAAATAGTTCTCTTACCACCGCCTCATCTTCCTCTGTATACCCCATTTGAGGTATACTAGATGGGTTAAGATTGGGTATTTCAGTGGGCAATTCTATGTGATAGCCTGACAGAATCATACGCAGATCAGTCTCGAAGCGCTCGAAGCGGCCCAGCAGCAAAACCCGCATCCGTCCATCCTTGTCGCACAGATAAGATCGCTGAGTTTCCAGATAACCTATATATTCCAGTGTTTCCAGATACTCCGAAAGGCTCATATCTCTCGAATCGGGTATCCAATATCCCGATGACTGCATGGATAATGCCCTGTCCAGTGGATCACGGACAAAAGAGAATGTCCTGAACCAGGAAGCACCAGTATTCCATTTAGAGTGCATATCGTATCGATCATGGTATTTACGCTGCCAACCGATTTTGCCGTCTTTCATCGGATGGCTCGACGGATAATCATCGTCAGTGACCTCTGTATATTGGGCAAGCAACTTGGTGATGGTAGACCCACCCGTCCTGGGAATGTGAACAAACGCGAGATTATGCTTGGGGATCAGGATCATAAGTATCCGCTGTCTTCGATCCCGCAAAGGGTGGGGGGTTTATCAGCAGGCTTATTGACTTCCATGTCCCATCCATCGTCCATGTTAAATGGTGGCCTGATCAAAACCCCCCTGAACCCAGTGTCACGGGCATATATCATTGTTCCGGCTTCTACGCCCGCTTGGCCTCCCGCGCCGGTGATTATGAATGTGTCTTTCAAATAGTTGGCCAATGTTGACCAATCTAGGCCATACTTACCATGCAGATTGATCCCGCTGAAACTCGTACATCGGCATCCCCTGTCTCTGGCTCGCTGTGTGTGATTATCGGTGAATCCCTGATCCGGCACCTTGAAATCCGCATAGACATAGCCCAGCAGCACATTTCCTGAGAAGCAGATACCAGGAATCGAGTGCTTTATCATCAGGTTGCGTACCTGCTCACGATGCGGCCTGCGCATGTCATCGCAGATTTGGCGCTGGGTAAGCGTACACCACCAGTTAAAGCCAATGCGATCTGCCCACTTACGATAGCGCTCGAACATCTGGGTATCACCAACCCACTCCCCTGAGAAGTTGCCCACACCAATGTTTAAATGGCCTTCATTCATGATCGCGTGAATCTTGGCCTCATCACGATCATCCAATTCACGGCAGGTGAGATACGGGATAGTGTCCTTGAACGTGGTGTCGGGTGGGCCTTTCTCCGCGATGTGAATCAGACCATCGGCGCGCTGGGTAATGAGGTTCACGCATACATCCATCATGTTGGGATCGCGCTGATGGGGTGGTGCATTCTCATCCCATGTGATCGAGCCGTAAACGTGCATACCACCACGCCCACCGCGTGGGATGGGTTCATCGAGTGCGGGCGCTGTGACGATACCGCCCTTGGCCAGTTCGTGTGCAGTGTCGATCATCTGTTTCAAGATCGGATGTTGATCCACCTGATCAGATTTCACATCGTAGGGAATCTGGCGGGATTTGAGCAGGGAGAGATACCTATTAATATCGTTCATGTCGGTATGGAAAAGTGTCGGCTCATTTGGCCTGAAATAGTTATACATGACTTTATTATCAGTCATAATTCCCTCACCAAAATAGCAAATCTGCATACCAAAAGTCAGCGCCTCAGTGAGAACTGTTGAGTTGACTCCTGATACGACATTGGCCTTACTGCACCATTGGTAACTGTTACCATCGTGTCGAATATGGATATTTGGATGCGCCTTGAATAATGAGTCATCACCCTCCCATATATCCATCATCTCAGGGTGCCTCGGATGTGGACGAACTACAATCGGTGCTTCAGGTGCCTCTTTACAAATCTGCTCCAACATCCATCGCTGTTTCTGCATATACGGCTGGTCAATGTTGCTGTGATACATGATCTGTGTGTCATGCTCCATTTGCAGTGGTACGAAGATGTAATCTTCAATACCAGGATCAAAACCCTCTACGTCATGGCGCTTATGAAGTTCGGCAATCCACTCATCCAAATCGGGATCAATGGGGAAGTCCGGCGCGGCTCCGACAAGAGATGAATTGGCGTTCGTTCCCATCGGATCGATATAGCAGCCATCATCCTGCGTAAGCCAGCCGTTCTCCATCCAGAAGACATTGCCGTGGTTATCGATTTGCGCCAGTTCGTGAGGTTTGTAATTGCATCCCCAGATCAGATGTACCGCATTACGATGTGCGTTGATCTGCTGAATGCCCATGTTACTGTAGGTAACGCGCACCCCATTGGGTTTGAATACCTTGAGAACACCACTGACTTTCGTTGCTTTACTGTGAACGATAAGGGTGGGAGTGTTCATACATCCACCCCCCTTATAATCATCTGGCCTGGATCACCCATGCGATGAATCTGATCTGAGAACTCCTTGAAATGATCTTGGCAGACATATTCCGAAAACGGGTTTTGTATACCGACTACGCCAAGGATACAGATGGATTCTTTGCCACAGGTCACACACGGATGCTTTAATGCCTTGCGACGAATCCATGGCCATCTGATCTTGTCGAGAAAAGTGGCCTTGAGATAGTAATACTTAATCTTCAATCGAACGATCAGGGCGGGTGTATTCCCCATCGAACTCTCCTTTGTTTTTATAGAACCTTTACTTGCAAGATAGACAAGGTAGCATCGCCACTTCCTGCCGCGTGAGCCGTAGTCACTCCTACAATAAACTCGTTATTGCCAAGTTTGTCATACACGTTGGCATTGTAATCGGGTGTGGTGAAATTATTGGTGCCATCCTCGGCATCCGCTGCATTGGTAGTTAGAGTTTGAGTGATCGCTTCATCCTGACTGCGCAGTAACTCCCATGGATTATTTTCATTGAGTCGGCCAAAGACTTTGACAATTCCATCGGTGATAGTACCGATGCCATCATCATATCTCATGCGGAAAATAAGCAGCGTGCCACCGGGGATGACCACGATGTTCTTATTCGCGTCAGTGATATGAGAACCGGGGTTGGTGATAGTACCGCTGTTGTCCTGAGTTTCCAGCGCGCCAGTACCATAGAAGGTAAACCATCCGGCATCTGCGCCCACAGAAAGCATACTGTTGCCAGGATTGTTACTACTTAATTTTCCCAGTGGTTTAAGTTGGGTTGTTGATGCAAGTACCATGATTATTTCTCCTGCCCGTAGTCATTAAGGGCCATTTTCTGTTCGTTGACAAATCCATTAGCGTCCAATTCTTTACACATTGTCTTTAGTATATGCAAGACAACTGCTCTTGCTCCCTCTTTGAACTCGGTTCTTCCACAGTGGCCGGGTACAAAACAGTCCTCAAATATATGAAACTGTAACATCATATTACGAAGGACACGTTGCCCTTCGTCAGAAGAAAATACCTTCTGATAGTCTAATACGCACAATTCATCCTTCGTTAATTTATGCTGCTCAACCATCAGATCGCTTCCGCCTGTGCTACATCCTTAACCGCAGATGCCGCGTCCTTGGCCGCAGATGCGCCCTCAACAAGTTGTTGTTGCTGCTGCTTCTGGGAGATAATCTCGTTGTACTCTTCGGATGTGCGTATGTTGTTCGGGTCCATATTATTGAAGATCGCCAAGGCACGAATGATTTCAGGCACCTTGAATACCTGCGCCGCAGACGGATCAGCGGATAGCAGTGGTGTGGCCTGATTGAACGTGCGTAGGATATTGTTCGATTCTGACGATTGCTGAGCAATGGCCAATGACCCGAAATACTCGATGGTGAGTCCTGAATCCAGTATTTCCTGTGGTGCCGGAGGTAATCGTTCGTGCTTCATCTCGTAAAAGAAGGTGTCCTCAATGGTGGGTGACAACCACTCGGCAGTCATGCGCGCAAGAATCGGTGCCATCATGGTCATCTTCTGCTGTGTGCGTTCAAGTATCTCGGTCGCCGTCATACGATCACGTTCAGGTAACTGGAAGATGTCCTGAAAATATCCCTCACGGATATTCTGTCGCTCGGATTCGAGTATCTCATGACCAAGACGAACATCGCCACTTTGTAGGGGTGTGATCGGATCGCGATTGCCACCACCAAATGAAGATTGGTAGTAGATAATCGAGTTGGGGATGGTACTGATCGGGCCTTCGGTGCTGTTAGCAGCCACCAATAATGGAGGTGATACCGCTTTCTCGCCCGCTTGCAGCACAGTTTTCTTAATGACGTTGATACCGCGAATTGAGGGAAGCATGCGCATGGACGGGCCTCGTCCATAAACCTCTTGGGCGGCTTTCTCCCATCGCGGCGTTTTATAGGGATTGCGATCAAAGCCGCTGACATGAAGTTCGTGGGCCTGATCCTTCTCGATATATATTGACGCCCATGGTTTATTGGGGCCGTCTGATCTCTTGGGATCAATTTCTTCCCGCTTGTAGACATAGTGCAGGATTTGCACACCCTCGGACGCCATCTTGTGGGCATCGGCCTCATTGATACGGATGCGCGTGCGATCTGAAAGTTTCCAACCGGACTTCTCAGCGTGAGCTTTAAGCTCATGGAGTTTAAGTTCAAACTTGCGATAGACCTGATTGACCACCTGGTCTTCATTCTCCACAAGGAAGCATTCGGACAGCGGGCGATTGATAAACCGTGTGTGGCTGGTACTGTCCAGTACCATGAAGATGCTGGTATGGAATGTCGTTAGATCAACCAGTAATTGATGGGCTGACATGGCAAAGCCACTGGACGGCGAGTTGAAGATATTAAACAGATGATCGGTAGAGAACTTGAGCCACGACTGAACGTGTGGCAGATCGTTGATAGCCGCGTTTCGCGTGCGCAGGCCAAACCACTTGATGGCCGGATTGATAGCAGTTGAGAAGATACTACTGGCGAGCCTGTCAGCCGCCTTACCTGCGGTATCATCAAAGATGCGAATGTTATTCTTAGTACCCGGTGCGTTGGTTCGAGTGAACTCGATATACGGAACGATCATATCCGCGATATCCTGCCACTGAATCTCAAAGTTACCGCGCTCGGATTCCACCTGGGTGAACATCGCTACGATGCTTTTAGGTTTAAGATCGGGCATGGACGATTTCCTTACCGCATGAGGGGCATACCAGATGCTTTATCTGGTAATGAGAGAGTCCTATTTCGAGTGTGAAGTGGACAAAACACCCGCTGCATGAGATGTCAATATGGCAGTTCTCGCCTTCCTTAAGGATGGGTAGGTCATCGATCATGATGCCCGTGTCCTTGAGTTTTTCCATTACATCGTTGGCCATTTTAAGAACCTAAAAGGGTTTTCTTACTCACCTCTTGGGCAATCCCCTGAAGAGGCCCCTTGGGTTTATATATTTTTTTAACATGCCTCATCAGCCGCCAGCCTAAAGGACCACGCGACACGGGAGTTTTTCTTTCATGCCTCATCAGCCGCCAGCCTAAAGGACCACGCGGCTTAACGGGAGTTTTTCTTTCAGGAGTTCTAAACATAAACGACATCATTCATCCTTTTCCGATTAAGAACCTAAGAGGGTTTTCTTACTGATTTTGCCTTCTTCTGCGATGGACGCTCCAAGAATGGTACTTGCCCGTCCTCTGGCCAATGTCCGACGTTTACGTTCGGCAGCAGCCTTGGCCCTGACTTCAAAATCACTTATACGAGGTACTCGGCGTTTTTGTTTTTTAAAACCAAATAGCTTTGCAATAAATGACATCACATCGCCCTTTCAAATTGCTTGAATGGATTATAAGTCCCTGTGGCCATCGTTTGTTTCGTAAAGTTCATTTGAGCATCCGATTGTGCATACCTGATCATCATAACCGCATAATGGCTTGCGGCAATCACATCGTCATTCACCTTATTAATCACGCTGCCGATGCCCTGCTGCTTACGGTGATACATACCCTTTTGTCGAAACCAGTTGGTCATGGATGGAAACACCTTCAATCGTCCGGTGTGCATACGTTCGAGCATCTCACTGACAATGGCCTCGGTAGACTGTCCACCGCCCTTGTCATCATTGAGCCGGGCGCTGACATGGAGCATATTAAGCTCGTTCTCCTGATACTGTTCTGCCAATGGTCTGCCACTTCCCTTATCCCTGATGGCACCGTCATGGGGCCATGTGACGGGGATTTTCCTGCCTCTTGATCTGATGGCAGCGGCGTGAATTGGCGGGGTTTGTCCCGATTCCATGTACTCGCTGTAGAGATAGATGATGTCGGTATCACCATCATAAGCGGCCCAGACAGCGGCAAACGGGTGATCGATACCAAAGTCGATGCCCACGATCTTACGGAAATGGTTGGGTATCTCAAAGGGTTCGCAGACGATGCTGTCATCAGCAATGGCGTAAACCAGTCCCTCGCCCATCATGGGGATTCCGCGTGCGCGGGTGTCGCGCTCGTGGATGGGCCAGCGTTGAAGGTACTTCTCTTTCATTTCCGCTGTCATGTGCGGAGCGTCATCGAGAGAGGCGATGACATGGTAGCAGCCGGATATCTTGCCCTCAAGGAAGTGGCGCACCATATCGGTCATACCAAACAGGGGTGTTCGGGTAAACAGGATATGTCCATGGCGAACAATCAGCCTGGTTTGAATCTCCGGCCAGAGTTTGGGGTCTTCTGGTTCCTCATCGAGCCACGCCAGATCGAACTGCACACCCTGGAACTTGGTCGGCCCCTGCTCATAACTCTTGAACATCAATGTACTTACGCCACCAGAGACATGACGTATCTCGGCCATATCCACGACGTTTGGTACACCGCACTGGCGGAATGTCACCTTTTTGATCATATCTCGGGGTATCCAACCAGTACCGTCAGGCTCTCTGTCCTCAGTGATCTTACCCAAAAGCTGTCTTTGGTTGATATTACGGCATTCCTCGTTGGTGGTACCGCAGACGAGGACTTCGATATGGTTGGCGAATCGCTTGCCCTGCCACCAGCTTGGATATTTGCCGATAGCCTGAATCGCCACTTCAGCGGCAGCAGAGCGGCTTTTGCCGCTTTGATTCGCGGCACAGATCATCCTCTGATCGTGATCGATTCCTGCGTTGTGCCAGTCCACCTGCCATTGATAGGGTCCACCACCGATGATCTCACCGGACTCTGATCTTAGGACATGACCCTCTTCATAGGTTTTGCAGTATTCCCTGTCGAGCCGCGATTCCTGGGCCGTTTGGTGATATTTCTTTAGAATCTCAGCAAACTCATCTCGCGTATAGATTTGTGTTTTTGGCGTCTCTACCTTCTTTTTTTGCTTGCGTTTCTTGGGTTTCTTCTTTCGATGGACAACCTTGGGTTTTTCCTTGTAAGCGGCCATCTCGGACATTTTGGCCGGATCGGGTATATAACGAGAATGGGGCTTGACATTTTCCATGGGTATTGTCATGATAGTAATCGCATTATAAGGTTATATCAATGACAGATAAACTAACAACTTCATTCGCGAACAGGTCTTTGCCGACCTGCCTTGATGTAGAACACCGTTGGAGTCATTGCCAGCGGTGTTCTTTTTATTGCCTTGACCTCGCCGCATCGTGAAATCAAGCTCACGGTGCGGTTTTTAATATAAGTCTCTGATGATTGAACTAGATACGACACTCAAAGGATTGGATACGGACTCGGAGATATTAACCTGCCTGTCGCTTACCCCGGTATCTCTTGAGGCGCTGGCTGATGACTTCCTGATGGACGCACAGAGCGATGTACGCATAGTCCTGCGACGATTGAACAAGCGTTTCAAGGGCGCAATTGTCACGGGGCGCGTCAAGGGACGCAAAGGCAATTATGTATGGATCAAGTCCGGTCATTTCAATCGCGTAGCCGATGCCGGTACAAAATACTTCAATCGGATGGGATATTGATATGAACTCTGAGATGGAATCAACGTCAGATTACACTACACTGCCACCCTGTAAGCGTATGGGTGATTATATTAAGTTAAAATCCTATACCGCAACGATATTGGCGGATTATCAATACAACCTCGACACACAAAGCTATATGCCGTACTTGACACACATATCCGATTACGGGAGAACGGAATCTTTCCGGTTTGATCACACAGAGCATCTCAACGATGATGGCACCATCACCCGCCAGTGCGAACTGGCCATTGAGTGTGCGCTGGGT